GACGCACTTTTTTACCATTGACCACAATTGTATCGTCTGGGAAGACTTCGGGGGTGTATTTTTCATACCAGTTTTTTCCTATTCCACGCAGCCTTGACATAGTTGTGAACTCTGGTTTTTGATTTGTTATTTGTCCGGTCTCCGGGTCTACTTGTTCATAGTGAGAAGTTGACATCGGGCCGTTGATTTTTTTCATTATGTAGCGAGCTACGTAGGCTGCTGATTGGAACGTGACCGCTCCGGTAAGGGTGAAGCCCATTGACCATATGCGGTCTACTGTTTCCGAAGTGTATAAACGGTTCCCGTTTTTTATTTTATGTAGTATTTGGTCCTTTGGCTCGAAATTGAACATTATTGCGTGATAGTGTGGTCGTTGTTTCTCCTCCCCGTATTCACCACACGCATAGAACCGTATTCCAGCACCGAACTCCTTTCGGAGTCGTTTCATGAATAGCTGGAAGTCACGGAGGACTAGTGTCCCCGTATACGGTTGATTTTTATCAGGATCATTTGGGAGATTGTCGTCGTTGTAGGTCAGCGTGAGGAAGGAGTTATCCTCATATAATGATGCTTCATGGAAGCATCTGATTGCCCATTGGCGACTGCGTTCAAGACGGCAGCCAGCACACTGACCACAAGCAAGTACGACAGGCATATCCCGGTAACCCATTTTAGGATTGAACACAACATTGCGTTTTCCATTCGGGTTGACTGACCGGGCTCGATACCCGGTCAGTGGGTGAAAGCAGGTCATTATAGGCGGTATCCGCCCCGCTTTGGCCGTGTCGAGGACACATTTTTCCGATTGGTGCGGTTTGCCGTCTTTCGGAACAGCTTTCGCGATCTCGATCGCTTCATTCGCTTACGGTATGCCATTCTTGATGCTCCTGGTGTCAGTGAGCACAGTTACATCTAGTGGGATTACTGTGCTCGACCCCTAAACGGGGTCTTTGGGGGCCGCAGGAGCCGCCGCCGGCGGCTCAGGCGAAGGAGCTGGGCCAGGCCCAGCATCGAGAGGTAATTCTGGTTCGATTACCGGATGAGGGGCAGCAAGCCCCATTTCGATCATTGCCGCCTCGTTCTCCGGATTTGTCACGAAGTCGAGGAATTCGGCAGGATCGTTTTTGAAGTCTGACCGGGTTTGCGCCGGCAGTTCTTCGAACATTTGTTGCGCCTCGGTCACGAGGGTCATTGCCTCGTGAAAGTCATGCAGCGTAGGCATTTCAGAGTAGTGCGCCCCATAGGTTGCAACATGGTCGATTATGCCCGTCTTGGTATAGCGGTCCATAATCATGTTGATGTTTGATTCGTCGGCCAGTGATTGTTTCGTCATAGATTTGCCGACAGGTTTCACACGTACCCGCTTGTGCGGGATATACGCGCTTCGCAGCTCGTGTAGTTCTGGCATTTGAGTTTCCTTTTGTTGCGTGTAATGCGGTCACAAGAGTGACCCTAGAAAGATGCTCGGCATTGATCAGTATCTGGGACGTTGCTCCCATTTTAATTGTTGCCGTCTCCTTTCTGCCTTCCGGGATTTCATATTGTCCGCCGACGGCTTTTGTCGTTGTAGGAATTTTTCCCACGGTGTCATTGGAGCGACAGTTCGCTTCCCCGGGGGTCCGACTTTCTGGGTTTTCACCCCCCGTCGGCTTTTCTTTTTTACTTTGATGCGTTTTTTCAAAGCATCTGCAGCGCGGTCAGCGTCGATCGCTGATGAGATCAGCACATTATCGCCGCCTGCCGCTTTTTTATCAGCGTCCAGCTGCGCCATCCTGGCATCCGCCAGTGTCTTTTGTGTATTTGCGCGCAGATTTGCCGCTGAGTTTGTCATTTGATACGTATCGGCCCCGGCCTTTACGGCCGTTCCGAGTACATTCTGGGCTTGATAAGTTTGCCCTGTTGGTGTGGAGGCCCCGCCTTGCTTGTAGGCGAGGATTGGGTTTAGGACGGCTTTACGCATATCGGCCATTGAGCGCTGATAGGCGCTTGAGGACATTCTCTCTTGGAATGCCATTTGTTCGTGCGCGGCCAGGCGATTAGCCTGGTTTTGCTTTTTACCTCCTACGAAGGAGCCGAGCAGACTAGCTCCCGCTACTGCTGCGCCGATCCAAGCGGCCATTGCTTTCCTCCACCATTTTGTCGGCCATTAGGGCCATTTCAGGAATTGTGGGAGCTTTACTATCCTTTCGCAGATACCCTGGATGGAGGGACCACCCCACCAGGGACGCGAAGAAGAAATCCCACATATCCATTAGAAGTGATCGATCATGCCAGGCACACCGTATAGCGGCATAGGCCTGGCGCATTTGAGATCGAAGTAGCTGTCGAACAGGAAGTGAGGTTCGGTTGGTACCGCGATTACCCTGTCGACAGGAGGTGCGTCCGTGATAAAGGCCGCATTGAGGACCGGCAGAGCCGCGAAGTCCTCTGATAGGTGCCACGTATCCAGTGGCGTTGCGAAGTTTGACCTGAATTGCCCGGTTATCACAGAGGGCTTATAGCGATATTCGGCGAATCGCTCCTGGAAACCGAAGGTCAGCTCATCGTTCGCAGTAGCGTCGGCCCATATTTCTTTATTCAGGACCGACTGCTCCCCAATGTGGGACAGCGCGGGCCAGTAGAAATCCCAGCGGGTCGACCTCGACCACATGCGATTTAGGCCCTGCTGATAGGTTAGATCGGCCCGCACAGAGACGAGACCGATCAACACACAGTGTTCCGTGAACGATTTAGTGAAACCGTGCCCGGACATCACAGATGTTCCGAAGGCCGCAAGGTTTCCTTGAGGTGTTGTTGCTGTTTGAGATGTTTGCGCGACAGGATTTATATTTACGGGGCTTTGCCCCCCGCCCAGATATTCTGGTCGTTGAAGTCGCGCGTCTGGTGAGGTTACGCCGAAGTGACTGCGGATTATCTCGGTATACCGAGTTCCGCCTCTTGCGTCGCGTTCATATAATTTTTGGATTTGGAACGCCTCACGCAACTGATTTATTGTTGCCGCGGTCGCGGCAGAGAGATCCGCCACGGCTCCAAAGTCGCCATCATCGGGCACGAATAGCGGCTTGTCCGCCTGGCCCGTAGCAATCATGTAGCTTGACGCCTGGCTTGCCACCAGGACGGGCGGATTTGTCATAGCTGTCGGTGACAGCATCATTTGTGTTCCGTCGCCGATTACCGGCGCGGTTGTTCCGAGCGGTAGTGACACCGCGGTCCCCTTTTGGGGCCACGGTAAGCTCGATGTGAAATAGTCATGGCGTTTGCCACGACTTAGCAGTGGGTAATCTGTGTCTACGTCTGGACCGTCGTCCACGTCGACGACAGCCGAATTTTGAAGGTTTTGATCTCTGAACCAGTCGTTCCAGATAAGGTTGTAAGCTCGATGCCACATCGAGGTGTGTTTGAGAAGGGCGATCTCTGTTGGGATTCCGAAATAGTCGGACAGAGACCCGGCCAGATGCCCTGTTCCAGCCGGTGCCAGCATATGGGGCAATAGGAACGTTGTTGAGTCTCCCGGGTCGTCTTGCGCGCCATTGAATTTTTCCCAGTTGGTCCACAGCAGTCTCATAGGGACTGCGAAGAAGAAGCTGGACATGAAAAGATTGTCCATAAAGGGGTGTAAGGGGGTCGCCAGCCTTGAGAATGCCGTCATTCTCAGGTTAAAAGTATCCCCTGGCAACGCCTCATCGACGAACACGGGGATTAGGAACCCCGCGTCGAACGTCGTTTTGTACCCATGGCTTCTATTGAAGCTCGAGCGCGGTATTTCTGCCGAGGAGATCTCGGAGAATTTGTGTTGCATTACCGATTTATTTGGCATTTCCGGTCTCGATTCCCGTGTTATGGAAGTTCAGGGCGGACCCTAGGTGTTGTGGGTCCATTTTGTCAATGATACCAGTGATATCCTCGAACCTTCCGATTTGCCATAGGTCATAGTCCTCAGGATGTTTGAAGAACGGACTTTCAGGCTCGTTCACTGCATCGCCGAAGGTCCGTATGGCCTCGGCCATTGTTAAGCAGTAGAACGGTTTTGAGTAGATTGCCGTTTTCTTATCGAAGATTGAGAAGATTTGCATGATCATTGTTCTGTCCTTTAGCCGAGATTTCGGGGTAGCCTCTTAAGGCTTGAGACTTGAACCGCCTCTCTAACTTTGAGGCGGGCTGGAGTTTGATCGTCAGCGTGCAGCTTCGCATTACGGACGCGCTCGCGCTTAACGCGATTATAGTCGTCAGGATTAGTAATTTCGTATTGTTGGTCGTAGAAGCGCGGAGGACGCACTTTTTTACCATTGACCACAATTGTATCGTCTGGGAAGACTTCGGGGGTGTATTTTTCATACCAGTTTTTTCCTATTCCACGCAGCCTTGACATAGTTGTGAACTCTGGTTTTTGATTTGTTATTTGTCCGGTCTCCG